AACGCCTGCCTCGACAAGGTCAAGGAGCTGAATCAATGAGCAAGCTCTACCGAACCGCCGAGGTGCGCCGGAACAGCTCGCCTACGCCAATCCTTGAACTGAACCCGACTTGCGAGTATTGCAGCCGGCACAGATCACACGGTAGTCACGCGGCCTGCTCGAAGAAGCGCCAGGCCAAATATCAAGCAGGGAGCCAATCATGATCATTCCAGTCTGCGCAATCGCCTACATGGTCTGGCTGATCCGTAATGGGCCGCGGCGATAAATCAAAAAGCCCGCGCAATGCGGGCTCCCTTCCGAACTACAGAGGATTTCTAGGTAGTTGCCACTGGTCGTTCTGGCCTAGCTCACAATCCCTGATACGCCGCTTCGCAGTTCAATCCCCTGATTCGGCTTTCATCAGCCTGGCTCGCCAAATCTCCCGCTCTTTCATCAGCGCGCTTGAACAGTTCGGCAAGCACCAGGACGGCGCGGCTTGCTGCTTGGCTTGCTGCGGTAGTGCAGGAATGGCTGCCGGCCTGACTTGCGGCACGGCTGGCGACTCTATCGACTTCCCCGCGCAAGCTGTCAGCAGTAGCGCGAGCAGCGGCAGCATCAGCAGTCGCTGAATCAATGGCTTTCTGTCCATCTTGGATCACCTTGTTGATGGATTGCTGGCGGGCTTGTTCTTTGGTGCGCTCGGCAACTTCGGCGGAGGCCAGATCTCGGCTGTCTGCGGCATCACGCGCAGACCAGCGCGCTTTCCACATGGCATTCTCGGTCGAGCGCCCATGGTCGTAGGCGGCGAACAGCACGGCGCCGACGAGGCCGACAACAGCAGCAACCTCAATCACCTTTCCCCAGATCACGCCAGCACCTTCTTGGCCCGCTCATAGAAGGCCAGCCGCTCAGCCAGGCCGTTGAACCCGCCATTGATGCGCTTGGTGATTCCGCTCATATCACCAGCATCCGCCAGTGCATTCAGGTTCCGCGAATTCCAGAACCACGCCGCCGACTTGCAGGCCCATTCGGCTTGCTCGAGTAGTTCAGGCGTACTCAGCAGACGGTTATCCCCGAACAGGGCCTTACTGCACGCCAGGTAGTTGTCGCGCCCGGTGATCTGGACCAGCCCGCGCCCGCGGTACTTCTGACCATCGCCATCAGCCTCGGGCGTGTTGCCCAAGCGCTTGGCCAGCGCGCCAGTGTCGTACTTGCTCAGGTACTGGTCGCCGCCGATCTCCTTCACGTAGCGGAACTGGCCTGACTCATGCCCTACCTGGGCAATGAAGGCCGCCATGCGAAGGCGCGTGTTGATCTGGTATTTGTCCATGGCAAGCGTGAGCGCCGAGGCGAACACGCCCGCCTGCTTGCCGGCGCTCGGGAGGATCTGTAGCAGTTGCTGCGCGGTAATTGGCATGAATGCATTCCCCAGACTGCCGGTCGAATGTCCGACCGGCTTGCAGGTTTGATTGGCTAAGCGGTTTCGGGGGTAACAGCTGAAACCGTTAGGTCCATTCCTTCAGCTGGCTGAACGGGCCATGTTACCTCTGGCGGCCATCCGGCTTGTGAAGTTACCCGCCCCAAGTACACGGCGTAGCGCTTCCATTCTAGCAACTGAGCTTGCCGCACTGGCAGTTCAACCTCTTCCTCTGGCGTAGCCATTTCCAGCTCAATTGCATCGTTGATGGTGCTGATGCGCTCCGTCAGGGAAAGCTTTTGTGCGGCGGCAAGTCGAATGAGCCCCTGAAGCTTTGCACTTTGCAATGCAAGGACATCAGGCGGAGGGTTCATGTATGCCAAGAATGCAAGGTATCGCAGGTCATCGTCCGGCACTTCGGCCTGGTTTGGCCAGACTTCAGGATCCTGCGGCCCCGCAAACACGGAAACCACTTTTGGCGCTAAGGGGTCGGTAGACTGTGGGTCAACTGCATGCTCGAATTGAACGTACATAGCTCTCCTTAAAACTCGTATGAGGACACGTAGTAAGCCATGCCTGGACTTCCGGCTGACGAAGTGAAAATGTAATAGGCTGTTTGCGGCGTGATCAAATCCATCTGGAACGGTGTCACCGTAGTCAGTGCATTCCCGCCACCAAACACCATGCCAATATTTAAGTTATCGGCAGCAATGTACGAAACGAGGCCACTTACAACAGTGGACTGCGCTGTCATAGTCCCGCCAATTCTCACGGCATTCGGTGGAATTGCAGCTGCTAATGTAAAGCTCGTTAAAACCGCAGCCTGTGTGCTTGTAGATAGGATGCTGACAATATCAAATGAGACCTTTCTATCGCGGAGTACCCCACGTATAAATTGCCCACTGCCATTCGTGTGCCATACCCCAACTAGTGCTGATGCAGTATATCCAGCGGGCATATTTGCACCGCCATAGACTTGAGGCGCGGCAGACGAGGTGGCATTCACCGCCAGCAGCGCAGAGACACCAGTAGCCGGGCTGTAGATCGCATAGATAGCTACGTATCCATTGGCCGGCGCTGCGCCGGTATCCATGCCGCCAGCGCCAGTGGTTGCCAGGTTGATGGTCTTGCTGAAGTTGCTCAGGAGCCATGCCGGGCCGCCGAGGGCAGTTTTAACAGCCACCTCGTCTGCAGTAAGCGTAGCGGTAGCGCTCGCTGCAGTGACCAACATCTTGGCGTTACGGACTCCGCCGACAACTGCCGCCATTTGCGCCAACTGAATCGCGTGCTGGCTTTTGGTGGCCGGGGCGACTTGCTCGGCGGCACCAGTGCAAAACAGCAGGATGTAAGACCCTCCGCCAACTGAGGTATTCCACTGAACCCAAGCATCACCGCTAGCAACCAGCTCCCCGCCTTGCAGCGCGGTTTGAGCGCCGCCAACGAGTGCCACGACGCCAACACCATCATTGAGGGTAGACGCGCCCGTATTGGTGGTCGCCACTTTGAACTTGAGTACCTGCCCTTCGATGCGCGAGGCAATGGCTGGAGTGAACGCGCAGACGTAGGCGTTGGCGGTTCCGGTATCAATGGCAAATCCAGCCTTGTCGCGCTGCTGTCGAGCACGCAGAGGCGTCATCAGCTTGGTGTTGTCAGTCCCAGCCTCGGCTTCGGCCTGGGTTGCCTGCGCGCCTCGTAGTTTTGCTGGAGTGATGATCCGGGCATCATCGGCGCCGGTCGTGACTTCGGCTTGTGTGGCGATTTCAGCGATACCGGACAAGGTTTCGGTCGCCTGATCTTGTGTCTTGCGCCCAGCATAAAGCGCCCAGCTAACGCCAATGGATGCTGGCGTAGTGTTGAAGTTGGCCGTGTTGGTGTTGACCAGGCTGACATAGGAGTTCAGCCCGTCATCGGCCTGAATCACATCGCCAATGTCGTAGCCTCCACTGGCTGTAACGTATGCAGAAGACCACTTGTATTGACCGCCGCGACCAGTGAACACGGTGTGCTCGCTGATTGCGTTGAGCACGCCATTGAAGTCCTGGCCTTTCGGCGGGATGCCACCGGCCGCCAGCGGGGTCATGGTGACCAAGGGGAAGCCTTCATCCCACGTAGCCTGCTGCGGGTCGTCGCCGGGGCCGCGTGTTTCTGGAATCGGGTCGATAGTCCCCGGCGTGGCGTTTTCGCCGAATGGGGTAAGGATCAAATCAGGTTGCATTGTAGAAAACTCCTTGGCCGAATGGCTGGAAACCCGATCCATCAAAACCGAAAATTCCAGTTGGGTCGGCGCTTATGATAATGCTGATGTCCACGCCGCATGGGCGAGGAAGAATGTCGGTTTCGTACACTAGGTGATGCTGGTAAGGCGAAAGATCGAACTCAAACACGTACCGCATCTGCATATGCCCGGTGATCAGGCAGTAGCATGGCTTATCGAACATGGCGCGCATCAGCGCGTTGATGTTCGGAGCGGAGGCATAGACGATGTTGGCCAGCGCTTTCAGCAGGATCAGCTCGCGGTATGCGTCGTTGGTCAGTTCCCACGTATCAGTGCCGCTACCAGGGGCGCTAAACGGTCGCTCGTTGAACGGATAGAAGCCATCCTCAAAACCGAAGTATTCGCCATCCGGGTTAACAAACGTCACTGTCCGGCCAATGCCGACAATCCGCCCCCAGATGTCCAGGCCGTAGCTGTTGGCGTTCGGGATATCCATCACCAGCCGATAAAAGTCATCGGTGAACTTGGCAGGATCGAGCGCAGACCACAGGCCAGAAATAATGCTCATCAGCCTTGGGCTGTTGGCGTACTGGCTCATAATCGTTTTTTCGATCATATGCCCACCAGTGTGACGTTAGCGGTCGACGTCGTTGGATACTGATCTACGCCAAAGCGCATGAACTCTTCCCAGGTCACGCCGTCCGTAGACAACTCCAGCTTGACCGGTCGCAGCAATGCGCTGTCCAGATTCAGCATGTAGTTCGCCCCCACAACCAGGCCTCCGATCCTGGCGCGGTATTCGCCGGACTGGAAGTCGGCCACGATCTGCGACTTGGCGGCTTGTGAGTTGGCGTATGAGATGACCGATGGGTCAACGACGGTCAGGCGCAACGAAACAGTGACGTGATCGGGGCGCTCAAGCTTGACGACGTATTCAGGTGGCAGAGCGCCGCCGCTGGCTTCGTCCTTCCAGAGGATCGACGTGTTGCCCATGAATGAACAGCCGGTGCCGCCTTTAATCAAGATCATCTCGGCCAGTTGCTGATCATCGCCGCCCACCACCGACACCAGCAGGCTGTTGCGGATCATCGGGTAATCCGTCTCGCCAATGATGATTGATGCGTCGGTGGGGTTGTCCGCCACAAACACATCGATGACGCCGGCCAGGTTGCCCACCGCGCCGCGCACCGAGGCGTTCATGTTCTTGCTGTTGGCCGCGACCGACTCATATCGTCGAGTCTCAAAGTTCGAACGGGACTCCTGATTAGAACCTGCTGCCGCGGCGTCTGGATTTTCGACGCGGTCCAGGCCGTCGATGGTTTCCTTGAAGGTGGTGATGGTCAAAGGCGCGGCCTGAATAGGGCCTGGTGTTACGCATAGCGCGGCCACCAAACCGGCGCCAACGGTTGAGGCGGCGGCCACTTCCCACTCGATACCGGCCTCATCAATGATCAGATAGCCTTGCGGAATGACCGTTCCGCCAATGCCGATAAAGTCCAGCATAGCAATGGAGCGGGTAGCGAGCTTTCGCGTCAGAAAGTAGACGGCTCCCAATGCCTCTTGGAACTGGCCAATGGCATAGCGCGGGTCGAAGTTGTTGCCGAGGGCGATCATCGCGCTGTTCTGATTGTCGATAGCCACCGTCAGCGACGTGACCAGCTGCCCTTGTGGCGTGCGCGCGTCTTCGTTCAGATCCTCGCCGAACGCTCCGCGCATCATCTCCCACAGGCCGACCGTGATCGCCTCGCGAGTTGGGGCGACCAGGCCGATGTCGGTGATCTCGATGACTGGAATCATAGTTGTATTTGCCCGGTCTGGTTGTCTTCGTTGGTGAACAGGATAGCGCCACTGGCCACGCGCCCGGTCAATTGAAGCTGAGCGCTGGCCGACACCACGCCGGTTACGGACTTCGCCGCGGTCTCAAGGTGCATCTTGTACAGCGACAGCGGGAAACCGAACTGACCCAGCACGTTTTCGAAGTAGGGGATGCCGGCCGCCTGATCGTAATACACATCCCGCGAGAAGGTGCGACAGGCGCTGGCCACGTCTTGGGCCTGCTGATAAATCTCGCTGGCCACGGCAATGTTACCAGAAGAATCAAGCGCCAGATCCCACGTACCGGGAAGCAGAAACAGGGTGTTCATTATGGCGATTCCTCCATAGGCACGCTCGGGGTGGATCCGCCGCTAGGCGCATGGCCAATGTGCGCGTTGTACTGATCACGCATGAGCTGCATCGTTCCAACAGCGTCTTCTACCTCGCCATTAACTTTTAGCTTGGGCGCATCAATCGTCACAGTGTTAGTGGCCTTGATGTGGATGCCGCTGTCAAGGAACTGAATCCACTGCGACGGCGCACCATTCAACAGGCCGCCCAAGTATAGGCCGTCCGACACGTCATGCGTACGCAGGCTTGGCGGCGGACCTTCGGACTTGTTCTGCTTGGTGACGGTGATGTCGCGGCGGGCAAACGCGGCCAGGCCAATGTCACCCGGCTTCGGGTCGATGATGATTGCGTTAGCGCCACCTTGCAGGCGGAAGTAGGGCAGGTTTTCCATCGGTACGTTGGGGATGCCCTGGTTGTTGCCGTCCATTTGCTGGATCAGGTCAGTCGCCGACAGGAAGCCGACCGCTCCAGTCCCGCCAGGCTGCACTTCGTTCACCTTGACCAGCGTGATGGTGTAGGCGCGACCGATCAGCCGCTCAAGGATGAACTCGGTTTCCAGTGGTCCGCCCGATGAATCCTCGGCGCGAAACGGCTTAGCGACTGATTGCGACATTGTTGGGCTCGTTGTGAGTGGCGCGAATGTCCATAAACCAGTTACCGCCTGGCACTTCGGACTCAAGGTTTAGTGTAACCCCGAACACCCGCCAGTCGCCATTGCATGTGGCCATGATCGAGTCAGCAATACGGATGACGCCGCCGAAGCGAATCGCGGGGCTGTACAGACAGCGCACGTCTACGCCCTGCATCGTCGGCGCGGGGTAGCCAATGAGGCCGCTGCCAGGTCGCAGCGTGGCGATGGGGATGTTTCGCGATCCGCCCTGAGGCGCAATGCTGATTCTCTTCTGCTCGACGTACAGGTCGATCTGGTAGCGCTTGCACAGGGCGCGAATCTTGTTCAGGTTGGTATCCGTTAGGGTCACGTCCTTCATCGTCAGCGAGTCAGGGACACCATTGTTTTCCAGCTCATAGCCCATCGCATCGGCAATTTCCCCGAGAGCCTGAACCACGGGCGTTACACCCTTGAACGTGATTGGCGTAGCGGCGGTGTACATGTCGAGGATAGACGTAGAACTGGTGATACGAAACGCCACATCTGGCGCGTTGCTCATGTCCACGTAACCAAAGGTGATGTTACCCTCGTAGACCGTTGTCAGTTCACCCCCCTGCTCGCCGGCCTCGATCTTGATTGTGTTCTGCATGCTGCGGATGTCGCGCCAGCGGATGCGCATCAGCTTGAGCATGGCAGGCATGTTGAGGCCGTAGATGATGACCTCGGCCGTCGGCACCACTGACCCGTTGCCGAAGTTGATGGTGCAAATCGTGCGCAGGCTTTCAGTCACCAGCGGGTTGCCCTGGGCGAAGGTGTCGCCGATCAGGGTGATGGTGGTCCGGATGATCTTCTTGTTCATTGCTCCAAGCCCATCAGCAGCCAGCGCGAGCCAAGGCCGGTATACACCGGGTCATCCGTGCCCAGCGTGTCGGCCAGCTGCAAGTTAAACCCGACCGGGGCATAGGCGCGCAGGGCGCGATTGCGCAACACGTACTGCCCCTCCTGAAAGATCGAGATGTAAATGTTTTCGAGTCGAGTATCCACGTCAATTGTGTACGACGTGCCATTCAGCAGGAACGAGACAGACTGATTAGGGACCGGCTGCAGCGGGATATTCATCAGCGTCATGGCGTCACTGCTCCAGGCGTCCCGTTCACGAATCGATCAAACATATCCATCACCTTTTCCCCGACCGTTTGAAGTGCCTGTTGAATACCGCCTGCATCTTCGACCGCGCCATTCACCCGCAACAGGATTGACTCAGCGACCTGCCTCGGCTGCTGCACGCCAGAATCGGTCGGCGGCGCGTCCTCAGGGTTGGCAGTCTCCTTGGTTTCGTACGTAACCTCGCCTTCGCGAACCTCTTCCAGATAGATGTTGGCCGCGATCATGCGCGCGCCATCTTGCGGCATTCTCGCGTAGTCGTAACCGGTGATCGCCGCATTGATGTGGACGTACTCGGGCGTAATCACGTGAAACAACAGGGTGGACTTTGACAGCAGTTCAAGCTGGGCGATGAACAGGCCGCGCAGGGTAGCGTCGCCACCACCGCGGATCATGGTCACGGTCGCCTGGTAGGGGTTCTGCACCTTGTTGTAACTGGTGAAGGTGCCTTTCTCGACCGGCGCCTGGGACACCTGGCTGTTGTTCTGGTACTTCACCGAATAGACGGTGTCCGCCAGCATGATCGGGATGCCGAACTGGTTGAAGATCCCCCACTGATTGCCGAAGATCTTGCGGATCAGGGTCGCGCCGCCGAAGCTGATCAGCGCACCCGTGCCGGATGAGACGAGACCTTTAAAGTCCGGTATCGAGGGAAGGCCTGGAATCGTCATAGCGTGCCACCTCCCAATTGGTTAATAAGCTGGCTGCTGCGTGATACACCCGCCGCCACACCAGCGGCAGTGGCTTCGGGAAGGCTGGTCGCCGAGGTCTGCACGGTAACAGAGCCAACCGATACCTGCACGCCACCACCCGAAGACGAACTGTTAGAAGACGGCGACACGCCGCCTTGCGTCATGCGCTGAGCGGTGATGGCCGACATCTTACCCAAAACGTCAGACCCGTAGGCCTCGGTCTTTGAACCCCAAATGTTTCGGTTAGGCCCGGCATGGTGATGCTTGAACGCATCTTCCATGGTGTCACCTGCATCGAGGCGCTGGCGCAACTGCATGGCGGCGGCGTCAATCGCTTGGGCCGGGTCATAGGGGTTTATGCCCAGGCTTTTCGACGTGCTATCAAGGTACTGCATCATGCCCTTGGCGGTGCCCCATTTCGTTTCAGGTCCGACTGCATTCGGGTTGAATCGCGACTCTTGATGCGCCAGGGCGATCAACGACTCGACAGGCACGCCGTGCTTTTTCGATGCGCTCTCAAAGACAGGCATAAGTTCGGCTGGCGGCATCAGCCCGGATTGCCCGGAGTAGTTGGCGCCAGAAGCCTCTGCGGGTGAGCCCACCCAGCCTGCAAGCTTGTTTTTCATCCAGTCGAAGGCGCCACGTTGCGCGCTGGAAATGGTGCCTTCCTGTTCCGGGTCGTGACCTAGCATGGTGTCGATCGCGCCAACGACATGGCCGGATGCGGCCTGACCCACATCCAGAAGCGTTCCAGCCATCTGGCCGGGGATTTTCTTTGCCAGGTCGAAGGCGTCACTCCACCGTCCTTCCATCACAGCGCCGATCAGATCGAGCATGGTTTTCATGGCTGGGACCGAGTCGAAAATGTCCTTGCCCAATTGCTTGAAGGCGTTCGCCAAGCCGCGGACGGACACACCGTTTTCGTCAATGATGCCTTTTTCGTGCAGCCACTTCGAAAAGGCTCTCTGCGCCTCATCAAGCGAGTCGTACCCGGTCAGCAGGCGGGCAAAGCCTTTGGCCAAGCTGTCCACGGACACGCTTGTACCCTTGATGTAGCTGTCGAACTTCTCCCAGTCGAACAACGACTTGCCGCCCTCTGACCAGGTTTTGTAGTCGTCGTACAGCAGGGCGAAGCCGGCCGCCAGGATGGCTACCACGACAGCCGTGCCAAGGATCGGCGCCACCAGTGCCAAAATGGCGATGCCCGCCTTGACCAGCGCCGGGATGAGCAGCACCGTCACCGCAATGGCGATGCCCTCGAAGAAGTTCCGCGCCGTGCGCTCGTTGCGCGCCAGGTAATCCATCCAGCCCGACACCACTTTCGTGATCTTGAGCAGGACGGGAATCAGGGCGTTGGCCAGCATGGTTTTCAGGCCTTCCCACTGCGCCGAC